ATTTTGCTCATTCCAGAAATTATTCTGAATTAGCTTTACCTTTTGCTTTATCTTTATCTTCTAATTATGATATAGGAAAAATATTATGATGACAATTATCCAAGCAACACATCCTGATTATCGAATAAATCTTGCTGATTGGCAAAAATATAGACGAGTTTTATATAGTGGAAAAAAGTTTGTTAATTATTATTTAAAACAATTTTCATTAAGAGAAGATAATCTTGATTTTTCAAATCGAAAAGAAATATCATATTGTCCTGCTTATGCTAAAGCAGCTATTTTAGATATTAAAAATTCTATATATCAAAGAATGGCTGAGGTTAATAGAATAGGAGGATCTCAAACTTATCAAGATGCTTGTTCAGGGCTTTATGGTGGGGTTGATAAGAAGAAAAGAACAATGACAGATTTTATAGGTACTCAGGTTTTAGCTGAATTATTAGCTATGTCTAAAATTGGTATTTTTATTGATAAACCAGTTTTACCCGAAAAACCTTCAAAATTAGATACCCAAGGAATTTTTCCTTATCTTTATCTTTATCAAGCAGAAGAAATTCGATCTTGGACATATGAAGATTGTGAATTAAAAGCTATTCTTTTAAAAGAATGGTATAATGAAAAAGATAAAAATGATTTAACAACTCGAAGAGTTGCAAGATATCGTTATCTTCAAAAAACAGGTGATGGAATTAAATTAGCTTTATATAACACTGATGCAAAATTAATTGAAGAAGAGAGATTTCTTGAATTAGATAAAATTCCTTTTATTATTGGTGAACTTTCACAGAGTCTTTTAGTTGATGTTGCAGATTACCAAATTGCTTTATTGAATCTTGAGAGTAGTGATATTGGCTATTCTTTAAAAAGTAATTTTCCTTTTTATACTGAACAAGCTAACCCTACAGCTTTCAATTTGAAAAAAGTAACAACAACTCCTGATGAAGAAACTAATGTTCCTGAACGTGATAATGTTACTGATTCTGGAGATCAAGATATTAAAGTTGGGGCTTCTCATGGAAGGGGATATGCTAAAGGATTAGATCGTCCAGGTTTTATTCATCCTTCATCTGAACCTCTTAAAATTAGTATGGAAAAACAAGATAAATTAAAACAAGATATTCGAAAACTTGTTAATTTGTCTTTAAGAAATTTAGATCGCCCATCAGGTTCACAATCTGCTGATGAAATGGATGAAAAAGGTCTTGAAGCAGGTCTTGCTTATATTGGTTTAGAATTAGAGAGAATAGAAAGAGAAATTTCAGAAGTTTGGGCAATGTATGAAGATGATAAACCTGCTACTATTAAATATCCTTCTAAATATTCTTTGAAAAGTGAAGAAGATTATCGAGCAGAAGCAAAAGAATTAAAAGATTTAAAAGAACAAGTTCCCTCTAAACTTTTTCAAAAAACTATAAGTAAAAAAATTGCTTATCTTTTAGTTGGTCAGCAAATTACTAAAGAAGAGATGGAAATAATTGAAACAGAAATAGATGATGCTGAAGTTTTAATTACTGACCATAAAACTCTTCGAGAAGATCATGAAACAGGATTTGTTTCAACAAAAACAGCGAGTTTAGCTGCTGGTTATCCTAAGAATGAGGTTGAGCAAGCTAAAAAAGATCATGCTGAAAGAGCAGCACGGATAGCTGAAGCTCAAAAGAAGGTAAGTAATCGTGGAGTTGAAGATTTACAAAATCTTGAAGATGGGAAATTAGATAAAAAAAATAAACAAACTCGTGGTGAGGAGTAACCAATGAGTAAATTAGAATATACACATGAAGTTGGAGGAGTTCCAACAGATGCAGATTCTGTTGTTCTTTCTGATTCTGGAAGTCTTTATGGGATTAAAAGATCCGATGATGAAGTTATTGTTATTGATGATGGAACAGTTATGACTAATGTTGGAACAGGTCTTTATGAGTATGATTTTAATGATCCTGCTTATGATATTATTTATGATTATTCAATTGAAGTTGAATATCCAGCTGCAACTTTCAATTTTGTAGTAGGAGAATTACAAGGTATTAGTTTACTTTCTTTTGGGTCTTATATTTCAAGACCTGATGCAGAAATTTATTTTAATCATATATTAATGGCTCAGCCATGGGAGGAGGCGACTGAAAGAGAAAAAGAAAAAGCATTAGTTACTGCTTCTAAATCTATTGCTCAATTATCTTTAAGGACTTTTGAAACAACCCCACAAGAGATAAAAGATGCAGTTTGTGAAATAGCTTTAGTTTTATTAGATGGTATTGATCCTGAAATTGAATTTCAAAATTTGGCTATGGTTTCACAAAATTACGCAAATGTTCGATCCACCTACGACCGATCATTTCAAATGGAACATATTGAAGCAGGGATAATGAGCCGAAAAGCTTGGAATCTTATTTTTCCTCATCTTGATGTTTCTAAAAATATTCAACTAAGTAGGGTGTCTTAAGGAGAAAATTATGAAAACTTTTAATGAAAGATTATGGTCAAAAGAAATTTACAATAGATTTATTGATTTTACAAATCAACCTAATTATTGGATTCCAGTTTTTGATCCTAAAAAAGATCCGGCAGTTATTGCTGCCAAGAAATTAATGGATGCTATTGAGGATAAAGAATCTGATTCTTATAAAAGTGCCAAGTTAGTCTATGATGCTACAGTTAAAGCTGCTGATTCTTCAAATCTATTAACGCAAGAGAAAGTTAATGCTATACTTGCAGAAGAAAAAAAGAAATCTCAAAAAGCTCATCAAGATACTCTTGATCAACTAAAAGCTCTTAAGAAACAAGCAAATTTGACAAGTGAAGAGCGGAGTGAGCTTGAAAAAAAGATTGAAACTATTGAATCTACTCTTAAAACAGAAGAACAGTTGGCAGCTGAAAATGCTAAAAAAGCTGAAAACAGACACAAGAAAGAACTTGGATCAATGGAAGAAAAAAAGACCAAGTGGAAAACACGTTACACTAATTCCACTATTGATGGAGCACTTAGAGATGCTTGTGAAGTTGAGGGTCAAAAAGCATACTATCCCAAACAAGTTTTGGCTATTCTCCGCCCTGATACTCATTTAATTGAGGCTTTAGACAAAGATGGAAAACCAACTGGTGATCTTGTCCCTCAAGTTAAATTTAAAGATCAAAAGGATGGTAAATCAATTACTTTAGATTTAAGTGTAAATGATGCTGTTAAACGAATGTCAGAAATGAAAGAACATGCGAATCTTTTTGCGGGTAAAGGAACAGGTGGGCCAGGTCTTCATCGAGATAGGCAAAATACAGGAAATCTTAAAGAACTTGCTAAAGATACAAAGGCTTACCGAGAAGCCCGTAAGGATGGTTCATTAACTTTAGAAGAATAGGAGAATATTATGTACGATTCAATAAATCAACGTTTTTGGATACCGGTTTTTGATAATGACATTGATGCTTTAATCCCTGAATTTTGGGCACAGGAAGCTTTAATGGTCCTTGAGGCCAATGCGCTTGCTGCTAATATGGTTCATAGAGATTTTGAACCTATTATTGCCCAATATGGCGATACTGTCAATGCTCACCGTCCCTCAAAACATACAGCACGTCGTAAAGGTGTTAATGATGATGTTGTGATGGATGATGTGGATGTTGAAAATATTCCGGTTATTCTTAACCAGCATCTTTATGATTCTTTTATCATTAAAGATGGTGAAGAGAGTAAATCTTTTAAGAGTTTAGTCGAAATGCATTTGGTTCCTTCTATTGAAGCAATTAATCAAGCGATTGATTTGCTTGTATTAACCCAACTCTACCATTTTATGGATAATGCAGTTGGAAAACTTGGAACTGCTTTAACTAAAACAGCTGCTATTGCTGTTGAAACTAAAATGAATCAGCTGCTCATTCCTAAAGGTCAACGATGGGGGCTGGTAACAGCAACACAAAAAGGTGAATTTTCAAATGTTGACCAATTCACGGATGCTGATAAGATCGGTGATGATGGAACTGCAATCCGAGAAGGTTCTCTTGGTAAATTGTATGGAACTAATTGGGTTCTTTCTGATAATGCTCCATCAATAGCTGCTGGTAATACAACTTATGCAACAGCTTTGACCGCTGATGAGCCTATTGGTGAAACAGTTCTTGCTGTAACTGCTTTTGCTGCTGAACATGATGGGCATCCAGGTGGTTGGCTTACAGTTGCAGGTGACATGACTCCTCAGAAGATTCTTTCTGTTGATAATACAGCTGAAACAATTACCATTAGCCCAGGTCTTAAGTATGCTTGTGCAAGTACAGCTGTTGTTACTATTTATGTTCCTGGTGCATTGGATGAGGCCCATGCTGTTGGTCGGGTACTTCCGATTTCCTATGACGGATTTACTGTATCACCACAGCAAGGTCAGTTGATGTCTTTTTCTGATCAAACTACACCGGAAGCCTGGGGAACAGGTCTTTATGGTTCTTTACAGGGTCCAACCACAACTGCTGCATTACTCGATGTACCTGTTCAAAATGCCAGAATCAACAATGATATTGTTGGTATTGGTCCTGCAGGTCAATATGGTTTCTGTTTTCATCCCCATGCAATAGCTCTTGTGACTCGTCCCTTGGCCCTTCCCCGTGAAGGAACAGGTGCTCAAGGTTTTGTTGCCAGTTACAATGGGCTTTCAATTCGTGTGGTTATCACTTATAATCCTGTAAAACAGGGTCATATGGTGACTGTTGACTTGCTTTGTGGAATCAAGGTACTGAATACCGATCTTGGTGTTCCACTTCTTTCATAGAGGTTATTATGAGCAATTTAAGACAAGTCAGAAATATTATCTATAATTTAAAAAGACAGTACCCGTCTTCCATCGAACTTCGGAAAGTAACACTTACTGAAGTTGATAGAGAAACAGGTGAACAGTCTTCAAAAACAAAGATTTTGAAAATCAGGAGAGGAGTTGTTCTTCCTGCGAAATCAATCCCGGATTTTATCTATGACTTGTCTTTCATTGCAAGTAATAAAAATTTTACTTATGGGGGATTTTTTAATGCTCAAACTCGAACAGTTTTAATTGATGGTAGAGATCTCCCTTTAAATTTTGAAATTGATTACAATACAAAATTTATCCATAAAAAGAATTCTTATGAGATTAAAAATATAAACCCAACAGTTGATGGACGCTCATTTATTTTAACTGTAACTCTTTTAGGAAGTATGGAGAAGGTTGATGAATAACCATTGGCCACGTTGGATTTTTGCTTCTATTTCCAAACATTTTGAAACTTCTCTTAGTGATCAAAAAATGTTTATAGAAGGGGAGATAAGAGATACTTGGGAAAAAAAAGATTTTATAGAGCTGCGAGTTGATGGCCCTTATTTTCAACAATTTACAAAGGATAATTGGCGAGCAAAAGTTGAAATTAATATTTTACTTCAAATTGTGATGACTAATGATACTCATTTGATTCATCGTCAAACTGGATTAGT